AGGCTTAAGTTATAGGCACGCAGGTTGGGACGCAACTAGCGTGCCTTTGCCTATTAAAAATGCCTCAATGGAGCAGTTAAGATTTATGTTAGAGAGTGATATACCGTTTGTAGACTATAATAAAAGAATTAAAGCAGGTAGTATGGACGCAGACTTAAGCAGTGATTATTCTACACTAGCCTTAAGAATACTTGCTAATAATGGTTACTTATATAGAGGTAGTCCTTTATCTCATAATATGGTGGCTAATATACCTTTTGGAGAATAACTATGTTTTTAATAAGCGGACAAAAAGCAAAGTTGATTCAATACAACAGAAAGGATGACAATAATATATTTGACGACCAAAACAAAAAAGAAGTATATATAAAATGTTGTCCTTATGATATTAGCCAAGGTATAAGATACGGTATTTATACAGTACCAGAGGCAAAAGACTACTATCAAGTACCAAGGTCTGTTGATGTAAGGCAAGGAGACCAAATAATCTTTTATGGTAGGAATCAGAATAAAGATGATTTTCAAGAGCAAACTCATACTATACTAGAAGTACAAGACTGTTGGCTATTTAACAGAGTAGAAAATAAAATACTAGCGGTCAAATAATGGCTAATGTAAAAGTAGAAGCAAAATGGTACGGAGGGAAGAAAAAAGAACTATTAGACTTGCCTAATAAAGTTATGTATAGCGTAGCAAGGCAAACTTTAGACTTAACCTACCCTCATATACCACTAGCAACCTATGTAAATGCTGGAAAGTTAAGACAGTCCTCAATGAGTGCTGGAGTAAGAGGAGATAACGGCAACTATTATATAGGCTCTTATACTGACTATGCAAAATATGTATGGAAAATGGGAGCAGGTACTAATTGGAGCACTCCAGGAACTTACGGCAAATGGTATGAAGAAGTGTGGAAGAAACAAGGAAAGCAAATCACTACACAGGCTATAGAAAGGAATAAGTTAAAATGAATCAGAAAGACATAGAAAGAAAACAAATAATATTAATTAAATATTTACAGTCTCTTTTGGATGAAAACTTTTCTGAAAATACCTGGAAAGTAAAAGCCGAGTATTCTACCAATGATAATGATAAAAGAGTTGTAACTTGCCAAGAACAAACAGGAGAAAAGGTAGTTTTTTATGGTAACTGCGTGCCACTATTCAACTACTATATGTTAGATATATACGGTTTATCAATTCAAGAAAACAAAAATATAGCATTAATGCTAGGAGAGTTAATAGGTAAAAATATTATTGTAGACAATGTCTATAAAGAAGATGATATAACCTATAATGAAAAATGGCAATTAATGTTTATGCAATTTACAAACCCACAGGCTATAGAGTACTTAGATATAAAGCGTGTAGGTTATAATGCTACACTAAAATGTGTAGTAAACAAAGTGGCAAGTACTCAAGCCACTGAATAAGATAGGAGGAGAGAAAATGAACTATTTTGTTAATAATAGAGAGGTTATTAAAGGTTTAGCCATTAATACAAGTACTACATCAAGCCCTACTTTCACTGAAATGTGTACTACATCAAAAGTAGAACTAACTACTGACTTAGACGAAAAAGACTTTTACGTTTTTTGCGACGCTATTAAAAGAAGTATTGTAACAGGTGCTAAATTATCTATTGACTGTACGGTTAAATTAGATATTAATAATGTTGCTATTCAAAGCGTACTAGGAAACGTCCACGATTTAATAGTTAATGGCTCAGTAGCACAATTTAACAATATAACAGCACAGTTTGAACTATTAGAAACTGTAACAAGTGGAGTATTAACTTATAAAAAGTATCAAGTACCAGTAGTTATGAAGTTTAGTGACTTAGGAGGCTCTGCTGAAGATGAGGGAGAGTTTGCTCTAAAAATGGTAATTAATGGTAAAGGTACAGTAGTTACTGATTAATAACTCTTAAGGGTAGGGGCTTATCAACCCTTACCCTATTTTTAATATAAAGGAGGTGGAAAGATGAAAGGCGGAGAGGTTTTATTTAACTTTAAAGGAGACAGTGCAGACTTAGAGAAAAAGACCAGTACTTTAACTAGCAAATTAGGAAGTATGGGAAGTGCTATAGGTGGTGCCTTTGTAAAAGGAACTGCGGTAGTAGGAACTGCTTTAACTGCTATGGTAGGTGCTTCTGTAAATGCTTATGCTGATATGGAACAAAATATAGGCGGTGTTGAAACATTATTCAAAGATAGTGCTGATAAAGTTATACAAAATGCAAATAACGCTTTTAAAACTGCTGGTATAAGTGCTAATCAATATATGGAGCAAGTAACTTCTTATAGTGCTAGTTTATTACAGTCTCTAGGAGGAGATACAGAGAAAGCCACAAAAGTAGCAGATATGGCTATTATAGATATGGCAGATAACGCTAATAAAATGGGTACTGATATGTCTATGATTCAAAATGCTTATCAAGGTTTTGCTAAGCAAAATTATACTATGCTAGATAACTTAAAATTAGGTTATGGTGGTACTAAAACAGAAATGGAGAGACTTCTTGTAGACGCTGAGAAAATAAGTGGGGTACATTATGATATAAACAATTTAAGTGATGTATATAATGCAATACACGTAATACAAGGAGAGTTAGGAATCACTGGGACAACTGCTAAAGAAGCAACAGAAACTATAAGCGGTAGTGTTGCTAGTGCAAAATCTGCTTTTCAAAACTTTTTGAGTGGTGCTGGAGGTATAGAGGATGTAATAAGTACTTTTGTAACTGCTGGCACAAATATAGGAAATGCAGTTATTGAAATGGCTCCTCAAATAGTTGAGGGTCTAGTACAATTAATAAATGCTCTTACACCTCAAATAGTACCTATGATAGATAAACTATTACCAGTTGTTTTAAGTGGTGTACAGACATTATTTGAGGGTCTAGTACAGGCTTTTCCACAAATAATAACAATACTTATTAATTTATTGCCTCAGTTAGTTACTTTTATAACTCAAATGCTACCTCAGATATTACAGGCTCTTATACAAGGTGCTATATTAATAGTGCAAGGCTTAGCAGAGCAAATGCCTGTATTAATACCACAAATAATAGACGCTATACTTGCTATGATACCTGTATTGATAGATAACTTACCATTATTTATTAAAGCAGGAGCACAATTAATAGTAGGAATAGTGCAAGGTCTTATACAGTCAGCCCCTAAGGTATTAACACAATTAAAAAATATGGTAGTGTCTTGGCTTGGTTATATGAAGCAAATACCAAGTATGTTCTTAGATATTGGTAAGAATCTGATAACTGGTTTATGGAACGGAATCAAAAATAATTTTGACTGGGTAATAAATAAAATAAAAGGCTTAGGTAGTAGCATTATAAAAGCCGTTAAGGGAATATTTGGAATACACTCTCCTAGTACCGAGTTTGCTTATATTGGTACTATGAATATGCAAGGTTTAATTAATGGTATGGATGAAATGCAACCAGAAGTACAAGATATGATAGACGGTGCGTTTGATTTAAGCCCTAGTCTATATGGCACTACAAGTGCTAATTTAAGCCCTAATATTACTGTTATTAATAATGTCAATATGAAACAAGACCCACTAGGACAAATGGTTAATGACATAAAGACATTTAGCGGTGGCGCTAAAAATGACTATAACTATGGCGGTACAGGAGCGTGATAATATGATAAAAATGTTTATAGATAATGAGGAAGTAGTAAGCAGTAAAGAGTTTGCTATAGTAGAGGAAATGTTAAAAACTTCCTCTACTGTACTAAACAATTGCTACCCAAAGAGTTGGGAAGTGAATCACGATTATGCAAGTAACTTTTATTACCCAAAAGACTACTCAAAATGCAAGATTCTAAAAGATGATGAATTAATATTCTGTGGAATAGTTAAAAATACAGGAAATATAAGTTTAAGACCTACTGACCCTAAATATTGTAGTTTGCAAATCTTAGATTTTAAGACCTTTTTAAGTGAGGGAGAAACTTTAGACTTTGTTATAAGTAATAAGACTATAAACGAAGCAATACAAATGGTAATAAGTGCAGTATCTGAATATGGTTTTGTTTTAGGCAATATAAATATATTTGGTGGAAATGATGTAATAGGAGCATATTCTACGCTAAATAAGACTGCCTATGACGTTTTACAATATCTAGCAGAAATAACAAACTCTAGGTGGACTACAAGGCTTGTAGATGAAGATACTGTAGCAATTGACTTTTACGACCCTACTTTAATGCCTAGAGGTGCTAATTTAGAATATGATACTAATTTCTTTGAAGATAATAACATTATTGATTTAACTTTTAATTATGGTACTAGAGATTATAGAAACAAACAGGTTATCTTATCAGATGAAGTATATGCAAGTATAGACTATGTAGAAAGCGTTACATCTGACGGCTATAATAAAACATTTTATACACAAGAAAAGATAGGAACGATAAAAAGCATAAATGTAGGTGGTACTGATGTACCAGTTGCTACTAAAGCGGAGAAAGAAATAGGCATATTTGCATATTTTTATTATACTCCAGGAGAAAATGTTATTGAAAGTGACGAAACTACTCCTACATATCTAGCAGGCACAAAAATAACTATTACTTATGTACCTCTTGTAAATGGTAGACAAATAGTGTATAATAATGATGAAATAGACAGAGTAGCAAATCAAACAGGGAGAAAAGGAATTATAGCAAGATATGAGAGTAGAAATGATGTATATTCAAGTGATGAGTTAGAAAAGATAGGGGAGACGTACATAAGATATAAAGGTAGTGCTGAAATAACACTAACTTTAACTACAAAGGATGTAGACTTATACAATGTAGGGCAAATAGTTTACTTTGAAAGTCCTATAAATGACTTAGCACAAGATTATATGGTAAAAAAGAAAGAAACTAATATTATAGCAACAGGAGACTTTAATAACATATGGTATACTTATGAGTTGACAAGTAGTTTTAATAGTGAAAGTGCTATTAATTACTTTGATAACCAAAGAGCAAAAAATAAAGGTAATATAGGAGCAGGAGAAAGTATCACAAGAAATATAGATATAGACAATAGTACTAACATAATATTTGATAATTTAGATGTTGAAGAAATAGAAATAACAGGAGATAACGCTCTTAATAGTGTGTTAAATAGTCCATTTATTAATTAGGAGGTATATTATGACAGATAATTTTAAAAAGAAGATTTTAGATTATTTAGCGTCTAATTATGCAACAGAGACAGGTAGCAATATACCACAATTTAGTGAAATAGAACAAAAGACTAATAATCTATATACTG